AGCATTTGTAGGTTGAACTGAGTAAGAACCACCAGATAGTAATGAGATTTTACCTACTGAGTATGTAGCATTAGATAAGTTTCTTAAATAAGCTTGAATAAGTCTTAAAGGTTTAGCAGCATTTAAATTATAAGATGCTGAAGGTCCTATAGTATAAGAAGTTTGATTAGGAACTAAAGGTAATACATACTCTTTAATAGTCCATAGTTTAATACCTTCTGATTGCCATTTCTTTAAAATAAGATTTAAAGAGAAAGAAGCATTCTCTAGGGCATTAGGCCCTGGTGTAGCACCTTCTTCAAGAACTGCTAAACTACGTAGAGCAGCTTCAATAATCTGATCTCTGGTAACGGTAAATGTAGTAGTACCTGAAGTAGCCATATTATCCCTTAGTTTTACCTAATAGTTTTTGTATTGTCTTAGTTTCATAAATACGGATAGCTGTCCAAACAATAGTAAATACAGCTGCTATTGATGGTAATATTTGCATAACTGTTCCTACTGCAGTAACAACAGAGGCACCATCCAGTACATGTTTAGTTGATTCTTGTAAATGTTCCATTATAAATCCTTGGGTTCCCAGCCATAGATCTCGGCTATTTGATATGTTAGTTTATAGAAGTTTTTGTTATGGAGTTCATATCTTTTACCTTCAAGGTATAAAATAAGATGCACCATCTCATGTGCCATAGTTTTTTCTAGTGTTTGTAGATGACTCATTTTAGCACTACTTATAGTAATACAATGAGGTTCAGGTTGATACTGCCCATACATTGCAGGATCATCTACAACTAAAAACTCTATCTCTGAAGGTCTTGGTAACTGATACTTGTTGAAAGGTGGCAGTTGACTTAACATTCTGTAAACTGCTTTACACGTATCAACAGTTATAAGTTTCATTTCTTTTTAATATAAAATAAGCTACGCTCACCAAATAAATAGAATCCTACAGCACTAGCAAAGTTATCTACTTCTTGTGTTGCAATATTATTAAGATGCATGTATGCCCAAGTAGATAAAACAATAAGACCAATAGCTGGTCTCATTAATCTAGTAACTGCTTCTACCCAAGGGTACGATGGGTTACCTGATCCTGCTTCATTCATGACCTTAAAAAACTCTAGGTCAATTTGTTTCATCTGAGCATATTGCTCGATTGTTGCAGGTTTAAAATCAGTAGGTGCTACAAAACGATTAATAAGGGACTTACCTAAGTCCATTACTACTGGAGCAAAAGCTGACAGTATTGTAATTGGATCCATGATTAATTAGACCATTGCTCTGTAGGTTTAGTAGGCCAATCAATAAGTCCTTCTACTGGATTAAGTGCATACTGTCTAATAGAATTTCTCCAAATATCAAATTCATTTTTATTTAAAAGATAAGGATTACTTAAAGCTGGATCACTAACACTTGGAATTTGAGTCCAATCTGAATTGTTAAGTTTTTGTACAGCTGTTGCTTTATTTTCAGCTGCTGTTGGAGGAACAGGAGGAACAGGAGCTGGAGGTGGTGGTAATACAAAAGTACCATTATTGTAATACATACCACTTACTGTATCATCAGGACACTCTACCCAATAGTATTCAGGTACAGTTTCAAATGGAGTATCATTTACTGATACAACAGAAGGATAACCATCTATTAAATCAATTGGATCAATTAATGCTTGTTTCATGTTTAATTCCTTTTAAATAGTTAAATATTTTTAATGCTTCTTTTTTAGCATCTTTTTTAGTAATTTTAAATTTATAATTTTTAGGGTTTTGAAATACAACATCAGTATTAGTATATTTACTAGACCTAATAGTATCTACCCATATAAGTAAATCAGCATTAAATATATCTCTAGTTACTTTAGTTGGTGCTATAAAGTCAGCTATAACATATTTAGCTTCACTCTTTTTAGCTAACTTTGACATACGTTCTGCTTGTCGAATACGACCTTCAGTACTAAAATCCCAGTCATTATAAGCTTCTCTAACTTCATCCCCATTTAATCTTACTGAGGATTCTTCATTACCTTGAAACAAACTATGAAGTTCTTTTGCTAATTCAGATTTACCAGCTCCTGATAAACCCATAATTAATATTTTCATACTATTCAGTAAAATCAAACCAACCTGTTGCTATATATTTATTACATGAGTATACAGGGTTGCCTCTATGTGTATGAGTAAAAGCAGATGGAAATATACATAAAGTTCCAGTCTTTGGTTTTACTCTAATTCCTTGCCATAAAAACTCAGTTTCACCTTCACCATCAGGTATATCATTTAAATATAATGTCCAAGCTAATACTCTAGTAGAAGTAAATTTAGAATCATGCTCACAATGCCAAACATGATACCCACCTTTAGGAGGAGTTTTTTGTAGTTTTACTTCATCTGATCTAATATTAGCTATGTTTTTTAATGTAAAAAATTCATCAGCATACAAAGACACACAAGAACTAAGAACATCATTTATGCTTTTAGTAATTCCAGGAAATATTTTATTAGCAAATATTTGATAGTCTTTTCTTCCTACATCAGAATTTGCAAATTGATCTTGTCCATGTCTTATTTCAGAAGGAAGATTAGACATGTGATTTTCCATTTTATCTATAATTTCTTGACATCTTTCTTTAGAAAGCACATCTTGATAAATACCAATAAAATCTTTATGTAAAAGTTTAACTTCTTTAAATTCTACGTTGTTACTTTCAGTCATTTAATTGTTTTCTTTCTACTACAATTGGAGTATCACTATGATTATAACCAGCTTCTTTAACATGAAAGTCTATTTTAAAATCTAAAGGTTTATACTCAATTTCAAAGAATTTACAAACTTCTTTTACAGTTTTTTCAGTATCTTGTAAAAATGAATTACTTTCTACTAAAAGAATATCTGGTGACTGCATTACATTAAACATTCTTTGAGCCCAAAAAAAAGATTCAAATTTTAAGTTGCAACTTTTATCTACTGAATTTAATTTAGTTAAATGTTCATGTATATTATTATATAAAAATACTGTCTTGCCTCCAATATAAGGAGCTACATCACATACTAAACTTGAATATTTAACTAATGTATTTTCAGGTGAATTATCTTGAGCAAACTTATGCCTCTCTTCACTTAATCCAATTTTTACTATTTCATGAACCCATTTAGGTTCTGTTAATGTTGGAATTGATTTACTTAATAAACAAGCTAGTAAAGTTGATCCACAATGAGATGTATGGAATATAGAATATTTCATTATATTTTATAAAGTTTAAAAGCTAAAGTAACTCTAATGCCTTTAAAATCTTTTCCTATAGGGTTTGCTAAATGTATTTGATTATGTTTAAAATAAATTGCAGATTTGGGATATGGAAAATAAGTTTCAACTTCTCTATTTTCATTTAAAATAGAAGTTCCACCACCATGTTCAAAATTCCAAACTCTATTACAATATACTAAAAAAGTTCTTCCATTATCATGTGGAGAGTCTGTATGTTGATTCCCTTGACTACAAGCATTATGACCATTAAAATAGATACGTTCTACTTTAAATTTATCACCAGTAAGTTCTTCAATCTTATTTAATAAATATTTAGAAAAAAACTCATCATTTTCTAAACCACTCATTTGCCAAAATAAACTAGCATTAGGATCCTGACTGTTAGATTTATGATTACAAGACCATTGTGGCTGATTAATCTTTTCTTCTATATACTGTAAATCTTGATCTGTTAAAAACTCTCTAAATACTTTTGTTTTCATATTCTCTGTTTTCTACTCTACCAAATTGAGTAATAGTATACTTTCCGTACCCTGAACATTTTTGATCTATATAATTTGTCATTTTTAACTCTGTTGAGGCATGCTCTATACATCCTTTAAAAAACACTAACATATTATTTTCTAAAGGTATTGTATAATTAAATTGAGGAAAATGCAAATCACCACCAGTAAAAGCTTTTGGTTCTTTGTGTAAATAAGTTAAAAATGTAAATCTTGCATTATCTGTATGAGGTTTGTAGTAGTCCCCATTTTCATAATATTTTATTTTAGTAAAATCTCTATTGATTTGTTTTAGATCCCAAACAAGAGGACTTAATTCACACAATGTATTTATTATTGAACTATGAAATACTTTTCTATTTACAGTTAGTATGTCTGATATTTCACGACATTTTTCATAAATAACATCTAAACTTAAACCATAATGTTTTGGTAATGGCATGCCTGTTAATTTATCTCTAGCTCCACTTAATTCTATTGCATCTATTAATTTTGATGGATGTGTATAAAAGTCAAGCTCTCTCCAAATTAAAGAGAGCTCTTCTTTATTGTAAAAGTTTTTTATAATAGCATGAGGAAATGGTTCTTGTCTAAGTTCAATAACTATTTCTTTATTTTCCATTAACCAAAGAACTCCGTAATAGTGCAACCGCCACCACCACCTGCCGCACCATTATTGCCTCCAGCACCATTACCACCTGCTCCGCCATTACCAAATGTCATTGAAACAGTTGATATACTAGCCATATCTAATTTACATGCAGCAACACCACCACCACCACCACTACCACCTACAATAATAAAGTAATCACCTTCACCAAAAGACCAATCCTTATACCCACCTCCGCCACCACCGCCACTTATACTAGAAGCAGAATTAGTATTATAAGATGCTATTCCAAAAGTACTATTTAATGGATCACTAAAAGCAACAGCTGGAGCAGAAACTGTTCCAGAACCAGCAGCACCTGGGTTACCATTCGTACCTTGTTTATAATAATATGCATTATTAGATCTTCCACCATTACCACCACCGCCACCGTTTGCAGTCATGTAAGCACCAAAGCTAGAAGCATTACCAGCACCACCAGTACCACCAGTAGAACCTTGCTCTCCTCCTCCACCTCCGCCGCCTCCAGCTCCACGAAGAGATACTAAAATAAATTTAGTTCCTGCTGATTTTGTATAAGTTTGAGATGTAGTATAATAAGAGTTTTTCCAAGGAGTACCAGTACCACCAGCTACAATAGTTTGGAATTCTAAAGCTGTAGCACCAGAGTTAACTGCTAATACTTGGTTAGCTGTACCAATAGTTGTTAAGCCAGTACCACCACGTGTAGTAGGTAATTGTGAACTAAAACCAGTAACATCAAAATCCCAAGAAGCTGCACTTGTACCTGATGTACTAATACAAGTAACTATAACAGACATATTAGCTTGAACTGTACCTACTAAGTTACTACCAGAAGAATTAATAGTTAAATTACCAGTACTATTATTATGAATAGTAAAACGTTGACCTAGTACCATTGTAGAAGCTACAGGTAACAC